AATCGTGGTCAATCCCACAGCCAACTTGTGTTCCAAACACTCTGAATTTTTTTCCTACATAGTGTTCAGTATAACATTGGGTATGTAAATGACCTTGGATAGTATTCATCATATCGGCTCTGCATTTGGTTCTTGCAGTTCCTCCCTCTCCGTGAATATACTGAACTCCATCAAGTTCATATCGTTCTACAAAATTCCAATCAGGAGTTTCTAATACTTCTTTGTATGATTTAATCCATTTGCTTGGAATAGCACTTGTTTGTGCTTTTCGCATAATAATTCTGTCGTGATTTCCAATGATTACTGTCGCCATTGGGAACGCATTTCTCCATCTTGCAATTCTTTGGATAGCAAATTCCAATTCATCTGCACCTCCCATTCCATCTGCTGATGTTTCGTGATAACTTGAAAAATGATTATCTATTACATCGCCTATGAATACGACTTCTGTGCAATTATATTCATAATATTTATCAATACAGAATGTTAAGTACCTATCTAAACAAAATGGCTCGTGAAGGTCTCCGATAACTAGAACATTTCTAGTTTCGGATTCCCTCATCTTTTTCAGCGCCACAATTTCGTGTGGCTTTAATCGGTATCTATTACTTTCTTTTTGCAACATCTGCAATTCCTTGTCCTAATATAAGAACTAGGATAGAATGATACAAGTCAGTTGCTGTGTCCTCGCCAACTCCTAAATAAGTAACGATTGCAGGAACTACAACTGCTGAAATAGCATACCAAAATTTCTTACTTTTCATCATTTGATTAATTAGCCATGTTTTCCACATATTTTTTGTTTTTAATTAATAATAGTGCCAAATAACATCTTGGCTTTTGTTTATATCTGTGTCCAAATGTATAAAATTTTTTCCAACTCCTATTCTTGTGAATCCTACTCTCAATGCAGATTGAATGATTTTATATCTATCTCCACTATTTTTTACTGATATATCTGCAGCAAGTCCTTTAAGGTGTGCTGAATTTTTGGAAGCCTTATATCCTTTTTTTAGTAATGACTCATTATATTCTTTACTCCGATATCCTGATGTTATCTTAAAAGGGATTCCTGCAAGTTCTCTACATTTATCTAATTTAAGGATAAATCCAATATCCATATTATTTCCACTATCCTTTTCTAAAGGACAATCAAATTCAGAAATTTTGAAATACTTAACTACAATATTTCGCCACCTATCGTTTATCATATTTTATGAATTTATATATAGTGAATGAAATTGCTAACATTAAAGATATAAATGTCAAAATCTCATTGCATTCAGTTATGCTAAATGCTATCGCTGTGCTATTTGCTAACCCTACTTGGAGAGTGTCCTTTACTTCTGTCATTTTTTTTTGGTTTTGTATCCAAATAGGATTTTAATTTAGTCAAATTAGTTTTTTTAATTTTATAGTGTTTTTTCATTAATCTCCAGGAGTTAAAAAGTTCTTTAATCTTAATTCTGTTCCTTGTCGCATTGGTCGTTCTAGGTTCATTCCATTATAATAAGCATTAATGTCAGGGTCTACATCTGCGCCTGTGTTAGTTTGATATTCAGGGAATGATGACAAATTATTGGTAACATATTCAATCATTCTTTCTGTGTAATATTGTGCTGTATTAGAAACTTCCTCCCTTAAATGTTGTGCTTGTTCTGTGCTAACAGCATCTCCTGTTTCAGATGTTTTACTAAAAATATTACCATTTTCAATTTTAAATCTTAAAAAAGGAATAGCGTGGTAAAATGCCCAATTAGGAAGCATATCTCCAATGTAATCATCAACTAAAGTTTTATATGCTCCTGTGAGTGTTCCTGCAGTTATTTCAGTTTTTAATTTGTCAGTTAGTTTAGTTCCTAATTTTGGCTCTACATATAATTTTTGTGCTTGTCTAACATAAGGTAATAATATATTGACATCAACATTCAAATTGATTGCTGTGCTTTCTTTTAGTTTTATTTCTGATATGAATAGTACATACGACATATTATCTAGGTTTTAAGTATCCGTTGTTTTTCATCTTTTGAGGAGGTATTGCAACTAATTTATCATTTCTTTTGGCTGTGAACCCCTCACTTTTTGCTTTTGTATAACCAATAATCTGACTATCTTTTATTGGTTGTCTTGCTGCCCTTAAAGAACTTTTATAGATTCTCCTACTCCAATAGTGTCTGCATTGGGGTCCTCCTTTGTATAAAAATAAATTGTATTTTCCTGTTCCGTTGGGTCCAAATCCAGGGTTTACTTGTAAACTATTAGCACTAACAATATCTTGCTTACGATATACCTTATCTGCTCCCATCATCATTTTACAAAAATCCCTGCTTTTTCCTGATTTATTAGGAGTTGAAGCCGAAGCAGTATAAACATATCTAACTTTGTAATAGTCATTAAATGATTTGTTTACTCCATCTTGATTATTTTCTTTATCTCTTGTTTTTGCATTTGGTCGTGCTGTAATAGTTTTGGCTAACATTGTGTTTGCTCTTTTATTCATTACCTCCTCAAAGTCAAAATCATTATGTTCTCCATCTACAACTTCATCGTGAATTAATTTATCGTCCTCTGTAATATCCTCTCCAAATTCTTGAATCCAATTTTCTAATTCTAATGCTTGTGAGTCCTCGTGATTACAACACACTTTTGAAAAATCCTCTCTAACTTCTACATTTAATGGAGGTAATCCAAGTTCCTCTCTAATTTCGTCCTCTGTCATAACTCCTGCAAGGTCTTGATTAGTAAATCTTGTTGTGATTGGTTTTAACTGAACAAACCCAACCTCTAGGTCGCATTGATTTACAGAAAATATAGTTTGTAATGTATTTAGAATATTTAATTGAAATGGTCTTACAACTGTATTAAGATAAAAATTTGCAGCAGTATTTAGTTCATCTGCATTGTTTCCTAAACCACTATCCGACTTGATACCCATAAGCATAGGGGAAGTTACTCTGTGCCCTGTTAGAATATTCTGTACAAGCAACTCTTGTAATGCTAAATATTGTTTGTCAGCATCTGATACACTTATTGGTGTGATTTCTGGAGTTCTTGTTTTATCATCTGAAAATGTTAGAATAAATTTGCCACTATTTTTAGCACCACTAAATTTTTCTACTAAACTTGACTCTATTTGGAATCTTTCCTCTTGAGTTGGAATGCCATTGGCAAAAGAAATAAAATAACTACCACTAAATCCATTTTGTATATTGTTTAAATGAAATTCTGCAACCCTTTGGTCGACTAATGCCCAATTATTGGCTGCAATATAATCAGGGGTATGATAAATGTCCATATTAGGAGAATATAACCCTGTGTAATAAATTTGACTTGCTTCTCTCCTATCCGTTGTGCTAAATGCGCAAATAGGGTGTGGAGGATTATCTCTTGGATTACTCCAATCTGCACTTATAAAATATGTATCTACTCTCCCCATTTCGTTAGGTCTCCCTGCTCTTACTCTTTCAACAGGAATATGGTAAACTTCTGCAATTTCAGTTCGTTCTTGATTCCATAATATGTGTAAAGCATACGCCCCTTGTAATTTAAAGTCAAATGCTAATTTTTTTACGACTTGATGCATACTCTCTTTTGAATTTGCGTGTCTTAAAAATTGTTTTAATTTAACATAAGCGTCTAAATTCTCTTTATCGTCCTCGTCCTCACAAATTAAATCCTCCCCTGCTATCATTTCAGATGTAGCATTAATAATGGCTGCGTGAGTAGATGAATTGTAATATAAATCTATTAAAAATTGAGGGTATAAATTTTTCCATTCATCAGTTCCATATTCAATATAATCTTTCCCTCTAGTTTCTTTGACGATAGGACTAACTTCTGTTTCTAAATTGATACTTATAATTTTATCTTTCATTATCCTGTATATATGTAATTATCATTTTCTATTTCAGCAGTTATAACTGCAGTTTGTGTAGGTGTTCCTCCCCCTGTTACTATTACAACAGGAATTTCAGTATATCCTGACCCTCCATCTGTTATTGTAACTGAATCAACTTCTCCTCCTCCATTTATTGTACAAGTCGCTGTTGCTGTCGTTATATTCCCTGCTTGTATGGTAATTATAGGAGGGGAGGAATATCCATTACCAGGGATTACTATATTCAATTTCACAACACTATGCGCCTGTTGTATATATTGCACTTCCTCTGTTCCAAATGATTCCTCCACATACATTTTTCCTTTTGTAACTAAACCTCCAATCTGTCCTTGTAATGTTGTTACAAATTCAGTTGATGGAGAATTGTTAACCGAAGCCACAGGACTAAAATTATCATAATATCCAACTTCAAATACTTCATATTTCCAATATCCTGCTAAACCTAAATTGACTTGTCCTGAATACATATCAGGACTTGCGTTATATTGTATAATAAATTGAGAATATCTATCAAAAATAGTTTCTTTATATGGATAACAATAATGAACATCGCCACTCATATCATTTGTAAATTTAACCAAATGTAAAATCCCATATTGTCTTGGTGGAGGAAAATTAAAAATACTATTATCCCTCGTTTGGATAAACATATTGAAATTATTTTGGAGTGTAGCCTGTATCATACTCTAATATAGAAAAGTAGTCATTTTATTTGGAATAAAAAAAAGAGAGACATAAAGCCTCTCCTTTCTCATATAAAAAAACTACAAAGTGAATTATGATGCTATAATTGGAATTGCTGCACCTGAATCCAAGTTGTCAAATGGAGTCGCAGAATAATCTTTAACCATAAAGAATGGGTCTGCTTCCATTCCGTCAAAAGTTAAATTGTATCCATTTCTGTCTCCCCAAGCAACTCCAGAAGTGATTTCCCCTGCATTCATTTCCATACCATAATCTTTACCTAACATAACGATAACATCGTGTCCATTAGATAATAATTGTTGATTTAATTGAGCAAATACTATTGTTTTTGTTGCTCCTAATAGTTTTACTTCATTTTGGTCCTCTTTAGTTAAACGATTAAATACTACACTTGCTGTTGGAGTATAATAGATTGTTCCATTTTCTCTTGAACCTACTACTGTATCATTGATACTTGCTACTCCATTTGGCATTGTGTATCTATAGATTGAACTTGCGCCCATATCTACATCTGTTACCTCGCCTGCTGATGATGTCGTAGATAAAACTTGGTCGAAAACAGCAAAATAGATGTATTTTACCCCACCCGATATTCTGTTACAATCAGTTCCTCTACCTTTAGTTAATGCTGTACACGCCATTGAATTTATTTTTTAAAGGTTAACAAAGCAGAGGATTTTACTCCCCTGCTTCAATTTAATTTATTATGATAATCTAATGATATCTGCTGCAATTCCTGACTGCGTTCCTGCAGAGTATCTTGCAACAATTCTCATATTATCTGAACCATCAAGTGGAGTCATATCCATTAGGCTGATTCTTGTTTGGTCTGATAATAAATCAGTTCCAAAGAATAATTGACCTTTTTGTGCTGCCACTAACTCATCATCCAACATACCTGGACAAATTGCTATTTTTATTCCATTGAATACTGCTTCATATTCTCCATTCATATTGTATGCATTAACATATCCTAAAGTAGACATTTGGTTAATGTATATTCTATATGTTTTAGTATTCATATATATATGTAAATCCTCACGCCCATAAACTGCTGTTGGGATAGCATTTACAAGAGCATCTAAATTTGCTACAATATTTGCTGCTGCAAAAGGAGTTGCTGTTGCTGCAACTTGTGTTGCACCTGCACCAATTAATCTACCAACACCGGCAGTATTAAATCCTGTGAATGAACCATTTGTTGCGTCATTACCATTCCAAACTGCTGTTTCAGTATCATTTGCAATAGTTTCTCCTAAATAAGATATTACATAGTCATCAAATGATGGTGGTGGAGGAGACCCTGCCCCTGCTCTCATTTGTAGTGCTTCCCAAGACTCTAATAATGTTTTTTTACAAAGTTGGAAATTGATTTGTAATAATTTTGGTTCTAATATTTTTTCAGTTAGTGCTAAAGTTCCATGGTTTGTGAAATTACAATCTGCATCTCTTACCATATTCTCTGCGTCCATTACTTGAATATTAGACTTGAACTTGATGTTTTCCATTAAAGTCAAATGCTCTATGGATTTTGCTTCTTTAAGTGCAGCCGAAATATAAAATCCTGCTGCTTTCCCTGCGAAATTACTCGTTACATTGAATGCCATAATCTTTTTTTTTAAATTTTAGTTATTATTTGTTTAAGTTATATAAAAACTTTTCTCGTTTGCTCATTTTACTTAATTCGGCTCTTGTAGGACGAGCATAATCTCTACTGAACTTATTAGTGTTTAAAGGAGAATCAGCAGGCTTCTTTTTCAATTCTGCTTTTAACTTCTCATTTTCTTTAACTATTTTTTCAAAACTTTCTTTGCTAAATTCATCTACAATAGTTGTCTTTGTTTTTCTAGGAGTTTTGCTAGGTGTTGACATTTCCTCCTCCTCAACTTCCTCTTCCTCCATATCTCCGCCATCTTTGTCGGCTTTAAGAGTAGCAACTGCGTCCTCAAGATTTTGGATTCTTTTTTCCATACCCTCCCAATCTGCTACATCTGCATATTCCTCATCTTTTTTCTCCATTTCCTCCTCCTCTACTTTATCCTCTGCTTCAACTTCCTCCTCTGTTTCTGACTCAATTACTTCTGCTACAACACCCTCCTCCTCTACTCTAAAAGATACGCCTGTATCTGTCTTGTAAGTTCCGATAGGTAATAAGATAGTTGTTCCATCCTCTGTGAGTACTGAAATATCTACCCCTGCTTCTAACTCCTCGGCTGTGGAAACAAATATTGTTCCGTCCTCCGATTTTGCTTGCCATTCAAGTTTGATTTGTTTATCAATACCCAAAGCAACTCTGATTTTGTCTTTTAAATCCATAATCTTTTCTTTGTTTTATTTAGGTTCTAATTAATAATAGGTTAATTGTTTATTTGTTTGATTTTTGAATTATTTCATTTAGTGCTTCCAAGATGTCTTGGTCAGTTGGTTGTTTTTCAGCCATCATTTCCATTTTGTCTGTGAAATATCCCTCAATAGATAATCCTTTCAATTCTCCTGCTTTGATTTTTTCCCACAACTCGTCATTATCAATTCTCATTTTAACAAACCAAGTTCCATTAGGTAAATCAAAACCATACATTTTTGACTTATCCATATCACCTTCTTTTATCCAACTCTCTGTGGTTAGAACTCCCGACACTCTGTCTTGGTGTTGATAGGTCGCTTTATGATGGTTATTGTGTTTCAAGTATAATTCACTTGCTTTCCTTACGGTATCAGGACTAAAATAAACATAGTAATCTGAATTCGTATTAGGATTATGTCTAAAAATCTGCTTGTTAGGTATTAATGCAGGACTAATCAACATTCGCTTTTCCTCATCTACTTTTGCAAATGTCAAATTGTTTTTTTCCTTACCAAAATATACAAAATCTTGCTCTATTGCAGGACTTGTAACTAATGATATTGCGTCAATAGCCAATTCTTGATTTTCATCTTGTATTACTAATTCAACGATTTTAGTTTCCATTATCCTTTAATGTAATTTTCCATATCATTTAATCTTGAGTCAAAGTCGGATATTCTATCATCTGCGTCACTTGCTGCATTATCTGCTGCAGTATACCCTGGTAAATCCTCCTCCCTTATTCCCAAGTCATTAGCAACTTTTTCTGCTTCTTGTGTTAAACCATAAATGATATTTTGAAACTCTAATATTCCTTTAGTTACTCTTTCTAACTCTGTAAATAATCCATCTAATTCAGCCATTCCGTCCTCAATTTCTCTAATAACTCCACTTGAATCACTATAAAGTTCATCTCCTGTTCTTATAAGTGTTCTTAATTTAGTTTCTGCGTCCTCCATTTCCCCAACAAGTGTGAATTTTACCTTATGGACTTTGGATAGTTTCTCTAATCTAATTTCTTTTTCTTTTATTGCTTTTTTGTATTCAGCAAATGTTTTTTTCCCTAGTGGTGTGCTCATAATTTTTTATTTATTTTATTATCGTAATGCTTTCATTAATGCTTCTGCTTGTTTGTATGCTCCATACCATTCTCCACTTTCTCTTTCAATTTCGTCTTTAATATCAATTGCTCGTTTATAATCAGGAGAAAAATCCATAGGGTCTAATCCTAACTCCCCTGCTTTTGTATCCATATTGTTTAAAGCATTATCAAGTTCTTTTACAGCAGTAAAAATTTCGTCATCATCCCCCAATACTGCTTCCATTTCTTGAAAAAATCCATAGTTTATTGTTTTCATAACTTGTCTCATTTCTTTAACAGCATTATTTAATTTTTGCTGTTCCTCCAATACCTTGTCTAATGCATCAGTAACATCATCTTGAATATTTAACTCAATTTTTTGTTTTGCTAATTTTAAATTTGCGCACTCCTCTACATATTCAGAATGTGTATTTTTTCCTAATGGAGACACATAACTATATTCCTTTTTTACTGATTTATATCCTTTTTTATCTTTATTTGCTTTCTCACAGGCTTCTTTAGAGTCGTATTGACATTCTCCATTTTCCCCCCATTTCCATTTTTCGTTTTCACATTTTTTACAAGGCATAATTTCTTTTTTTTAATTATAGATTAATTTTATTATTATTTGATTTTAGATTGTTGCTCTCCGTCTTATATTTGCTAACTGATTTTGACTATTGCTCATTTCATCTGTAACAACAAATGCTTTTATTGGTTCTGGTTCTGCTCCCGAACCTAACTCAAATTCTCCACCCATCATTTGTGGTGCAGGTGCTTCCCCACTTGAACTTGGATTTGGAACGGAACCTCCTCCTCCTCCTCCTCCTCCTCCTACATCTGTTTGTAATATACTTGCTATGTTCGCAGTTCCTGCTGCAACTGCCAATCCTGCTGCTAATGGACCCAAAACTAACCCTGCCGGTGGTGGCACTCCCATTCCCTGATTATATGCTGCAACTGCACTTTGGAACATATCAATAGTTGCTAAACCTACTTTTACTTTCTTTTGTTTTTCAGCAAGTGCGTTCTTTTTAGCATCAAATTTTTTGTCTATTGCATCTGTATCTTTTCCTTGTGCTTCGGCTAACTGAACTTCTTTTTGATGTTCTTTGTCCACTGCTTTTAACTGATTATCCAACACATCTAACAAAACATTCAACCCTTGTTTTAACAAGTCAATTTTATATTCTGACAACTCTTTGGCTGCTGCCTTTTCATCATCTATTTCTTTTTGTTTTGCAGCATCTGCTTCCTCTTGTGCTTTTACACTTTCATCGTGATATGTTTGTTCAATATCTGCAATATCT